AAATCAAGTGGCATAATCGCCGCGTTAACCGTAGCATAGACTTAGATAGTCAGATAAAAGGCCGCTTAATTGCGGTCTTTTTGTTTGTTATTTGATTGAATTGCCACAAAACGTTAAACTATACAAACATCATTAAGAGACTCCCAAAATGAACCCAGTTAAGCCAAAAGTATCAAAGCCAAAAAAGCAACGTGTTGATGTATTTACTCGTGTGTATTTCGATATCAATGAAGTTCGATGTAACAAAGGTGATGTATGCCAAGTTGAAGACTCAGACGAACTTGAAAGATTGACCGAATTAGGTGTGATTAAATCAAAATTTATTGAGGTTTAAATGCGTCTACTCGACACAGATAAATTCACTGGCATAACTGAACACGTTGATATTAAAAACGGACGTGTTCATGTTAAAACCAGTCAAAACATTGATAGTGTTATCGACTTAAACGCCGACAACCGAAACAATGCCGGTACAGGTTGGAAAGGTGACATGCATCATGTCGCCAGAATCCCGATGGTAGTTGTTGAGCAGTGGCGCAATGAACTTAAAATATCTGGAGCGCATGACACCAACCCGATGTCTGCAAACAACAAGAAATTCTTCATAGCCAAGTTGAATGATTACAATTATTCACGGTTAAGAACTAAAGCGGGGCGCATATAATGGCGATCACAAATTTCGATGAGTTATGTAAAGCCGTTATTAAATGGTCACATCGTGAAGACTTGGCATCATTAATCCCTGATTTTGTCATGCTGGCTGAAGATGCTATGTATAACAATGACATGGAACCGTTAAAATTACGCTCTATGGAAGTTACAGCGGAGATAACCACGCCAACCCGAATCATTTCACTACCTGCTGATTTCGAGTCTTCAAGAAGTACCAGACTAACGATTGATAACGGCCAATTAGTCTATGTAACACCAGAAGCTTTAAACAGTATCGGTGGAACAGGCAGGCCGAATTTCTTCACCATCGTTGGTGATACCATTGAGTTTGATATCACGCCTGATACCTCGTACACATTGCAGATACAATATTACAGACGAGAGCCGGCGTTAACCGATGCTAATCAAACAAACGCTGTACTCACCAATAACCCAGCCGTATATCTAAACGGTGCGTTATATGAAGCTATGCTTTACGCTCAAGACTTCGATCAGCAGCAGGTTTACAGGGCGCGGTTTATGAGTTCAATCAAAGGCGCGAATAAGGCAGACAAGAAAGGCCGTTACGGTAATGCGCCGGCGGTCAAGATTGATAACAGTAGTTTACGCCCATGAAGTTTCAAACCTTACCTGTACAAATAACAGGCGCATCATATCAGAGCCGAAGCAGACCGCTATCTAGCCAAAGAACGGTTAACTGGCGTCCGCAAGCGTCACAGCAAGCAAAAGAGCCATTTGTATTGATGCCATTTGGCGGGCTGTTACCTAACACTGTTGGCACTGGCATTGATCGAGGCTTTCACCGAATGGCTGAGATACTTTATCAAGTCAAAGGAACAAGCTTGTATGAAATATCAAATAACGGCGTAGCGACGCGCAGAGGCACGATATTGGGTGTTGACCGTTGCATAATGGCCGATGACGGTATCAATATGTTTATTGTATCGGTTACAGGTGTTTATCAGTACTCAACAGACACTAATGCGGTCACAATAGTTACCGACTCGAATATTGCAGGCTCGCAAAGCGTTGACTTTATAAACAATCAATTCCTTTACACTAAGCCAAGATTTACCACGGTATCAAACGTGGGCGACGGCTCTACTGCCAGCGGGTTAAATACAATCGGCGAAGAAACCGATCCAGATGACATGGTTAGGGATTTCGTATTTGATGAAATCATTTACAGGTTTGGCAAGCGGTCAACAGTTGCATGGTATAACAGCGGCGTTGGCAATCCACCCATTGAAAAACTTCAAGGTCGTATCTTTCAAGTTGGCCTAGGCGCTATTCACTCAGTAGTTAGAACTGATGAAGCTATGTATTGGTTAGGGGATGACAACCGTGTTTATCGCTCGGCTACTGGTGCAAAAGAAGTCGTTAGCACTGACCCTATCAGTGATGAGATAGCGACCTATTCAGATTCTAGCGACGCGATAGGATCAGCTTTCACCATTAGCGGGCAGAATTTTTATTGCTTAACTTTCCCAACTGGAAACAAGACGTTTATTTTAAACGAGAGTTTAGGACAGCTAGGTTGGTCTGAATTATCTAGCGGTATGAGTGGCGACAGATACCAGGGCAACAGCTTCATAGACGTATACGGTAAAACGTACATATCTGATGTTGATAATGGCAGCGTGTACACATTAGACCTTAACACCTACACGAACAACGGCGACCCAATCAGGCGGGAGCGTGTTACTAATAGTGTTAATGGTGACTTGTTAGGCCGTAAAGGTTCTCGTGTTCAAATGTCTAAGTCTAAATTCATAATGGAGACAGGCGTAGGGCTTATTGATGGGCAAGGTGACAACCCACGAATAATGATTGAATACTCAGACGATGGCGGCAGAACTTGGCGGCATGGCTCATGGCCTCGCGTTGGTCGATTAGGCGAGTTTACATTACAGGTTGAATTTTTTAATCTTGGCGTGTTTTACGATAGAATATTTAGAATAAGCACAAGCGACCCGGTTAATTATTCTATCTATTCGGGAACTATTGATTTAAGGCTGGCGGGTAACTAATGGCGGTTAATGTAAATCCACCACCAGCATTGATGATACCTAAGCGGTTTGCTGGTGATAGGGAAGCGGTTGCTTTCTTCGATCAGCAAAGGACAATACTCTTCCAGCTGTGGCAAAGAACCGGCGGGTCTAATGACTTAATCAATAACAATGAATCGGAAGGGTTTAACTTCCTAAACTCATTTTTGCAGCAGAACACAAGGGCAATAGCTGGATTGCCAGAGTTTACCGTGGATACAACAGGATTCACCACAGACACTACTAAGATAACAACAGACAAGGTGATTGCATAATGGCACAACAAAACATAATCATTGGAGCCGTGAACGCCAAAAACGGCGACAACCTTTTCGATGCCTTCACTAAGATTGAGGCCAACACAACAGAAACATACGCCACTACAGCGGCTAACGCTGCTGACATAGCTACTAACATCACTGATATAGCCACTAACGCTGCTGACATAGCGGCCAATAAGATTGATAATAGAATTATAGTTAGGCAGTCAAACATAGCGACCACGCTTGGTGGAGTGATAGACAGCACTAAGGTATATTTGATCGACGGCATTATAGACATGGGTACGGTATCCGCAGAGGTTCCAGTAGGGGGTATTTCATTACGTGGTATTGATGCCGCTCGTTCACAACTTGTGTCATCAGAGAATAATTACGAAATGTTTACCTCTCCCGTTGGCGGGTCAGGCTCAATATCGGGGGTAGACCTTGCTTTTGATACAATAGGGGCAAACTCTAGGGTATTTAATTTAGTCGGGGCTACTGGCAACGAGTCTTTTGAATGGTCTCGCGTTAACTTTAACAACTGTAACGAAATAGGCATAGTAAATAACTATAGGCAGGGTTTAGAAGAGAACACCGGCAGGTTCGGCATCACCCCAACTTTGACATTAGCCGGGGTTTGGGCGGGTGGTTACAGATGTACGACTTCTATAACTAGAGGTCTTGCACCAGGAGGAACGGGGACTCTCTTTAAAGCAGGGGCTGGCTTCACTATGACAAACCGCTTCTTAACAGATATGAACGTAGACTTAAACACTCTCATGTCCTTCACAGATTTCGTGCCCGGCAACTTTATCAACTCGTCATCCTTACAGTTGCACGGTATGATAATAACACGCAACGGCGCATTTGAACCTGATGATGCAAATTACACGCCGAATATAACAGCCGCTAACTTAGTAAGTTCATTCAAGGGCAATGTTGGACTACCTAATACTTTCGTCGGTGGTGAGACTGATGTGGCAACAGAGGCAGTTACCACTATAACCACGGCGGGTACATTCGTTGACTTAAATGCAGGGTCATGGGTCACTCAGAACCTAGTGCATTTCAACTCGCCAGCAGGGGGTCAACTAAAGCATCTTGGAATAACCCCAAGAGAGTTTACAGTTTTTGCGGATATGGTGCTAGATAGTACAGCAAATGACGAAGTTGATTTGAAGCTGGTCATATACCGCGACGCTACAGCAAGTTTTGAGGACTCTAAAAGTATACGCAGAGTCATTAATAATTCACAGGGAGGCAGGGACGTAGCAGCCTTTACTCTACGAGCTAACGTGGTGTTGAATGAAGATGACTATATCAAGCTTCAAGTCGCTAATGTTAATGCAACGAATAACATTACGGCAGAGGTTGACGCATACTTAGAAGTTGAGGAGAGATGATGGCAAAGCTTGCTAATAACTTCACTAACTCTTTAGTTGATACGATAGAAACAGCATACACAGCAGCTCTGACAGGTTCGGGAACGCGCATAAACTCGTTTACAGCCAGCAATAACAGCGGCGTTAATGCTTCTTATAGCGTTTACATTAACGATGGCACAAACCCCACGCAAGCTATTATAAAAGATAAAATAGTCGTTTGGGGCGAGAATGATTTAGGTATTGGCTTAGTTAATCAAGTCGTACCTACAGCGGCCACGCTACAAGTTGAGTGTTCAGCCTTAGATAGCATCTATTTCACTATTTCAGGTCAACCGCTATCTTAGTCGTAAAAGAGACGGTCAACGAGGATGATATTAGAGCAATCTTATGTCACCCAGATATTTATGATGTGATATCAGATGATCTTTCACCACTTGCTGAAGACTTCATAATCCCCTTTGATGGATATCAATATGTAGGCGGGTATCTTAGGGGTGAGATTATCGCCCTAATGGTGTATCATTGCTATAAGGACGGCAATATATGCCATGTGCAAGTATTGCCAGAACACAGACAAAAACACGCTCAAAAATTTGGTGAACAATCCCTTTTATTCCGTGGAACTCAACCATTATATGCAGAAATACCTAGCAACTATCAAAACGTTCTAGATTTTGCTTATAGTTTTGGGTTTAAAGTAATTGATATGGTCGATGATGGTTGCATCAAGAATGGTATTAAGTACAGCGTAAATATATTGAGGATGGTTTAAAATGGGCTTTATTCGTGATTTAACAGGAAAGACAGCAGTAGACGCGGCGCGGGATTCTGGCGAGGTACAAGCAAATGCGGCACTAGAAGCGGCTAAAATACAAGTCCAAGGCGGCAAAGATGCTAGCGCATTGCTCAATCCTTTTGCAAATATTGGCGAGCAGGGGTTAGAGCAGTCTAACTTTCTAACAGACCCGAACGCACAGTTTGAGTTTCTACAAAATAACCCTTTATTTCAGAATGCTTTATCTGCTGGCGATCAAAACGTTGACAGGTTGATGCAATCAGCAGCGGCTAGGGGTAGGTTATCGGCTGGCGACACAGCGCAACAACTCCAAACTCTAGGTCAGCAAAACCTATTGCAAGCAGCGGCACCATTAATACAAGGTCAGAAGCAAAGCATTGGCGACCTGTTAAACTTCGGTTCAACAACAGCCTCAAATCAAGGCAACCTATTAACAGGCCAAGCAGCAGCGGCGGCGGGTGGTATTTCTGATGCAGCAGCAGCACAAGCGGCGGGAATGGTTGGCGGGGCAAATGCTAGAGGGCAAAGCGCGCAGAATCTTCTAGGTCTTGGTATGCAAGCAGCCTCGTTTTTCTCAGACCCTTCATTAAAAGAATCAATCAAGCCACTAGGCAAGACTAACGGATGGAATATTTACTCGTGGACATGGAATAAAGCGGCTGAAAAGCTTGGTTTAATTGGTGATTCCAGCGGCGTAATGGCTGATGAAGTGAAGGCGATTAAACCCGAAGCGGTAACAACAAACAACGGTTACATGATGGTTAACTACAGCATGATAGGGCTTTAATTATGATTGACCCACGGATAAGTTTAGCGGCACAAGCGCCAGACCTTAATAGTTCATTTCAGATGTTTCAGAGTGCATTAAATAACGCTCAGAACAGAAAGGTTAGCCAACAACAACTTGAACAAAGTGCAGCATTACAGCCAGGAGTATTAGAGCAGCAAGGGCAAGTGATTGATGCTAATACTCAAGCGGCAAATGTTGAGGCTCAGAATCAGAACCTTGTATCAATTGCAGCCACCATTCCAGAGTTGCGCCGCTTTATATCAAAGGGTGACAGCTTAGGCGCGTTAGCATTCTTACAGCGCCGCAAAGAATCGCTAGTATCACAAGGTAGAAACCCAGCCGAAACCGACGAGGCTATACAGTCTGTAATGAGTGGCAATCTAGATCAACTAGGTCAAGATTTGGATATTGTAGAGCGTGAAGTTGTAAGTCGTGGGCTGGGTGGGCAAGGTGCGGCTTCGGTAGGTCAAAGAGAATTTAATTCATTGATTAAGCAGGCTCAAGGCGACCCAGACGACCTAGTAACCAAAGCGGCTAGAATAAAGCTAAGACTGGACGCACCAGCAGGTACTTCGGCGCAGGAACGGATAGCAACTAATTCAGAGTTAGGCGATAAAATAATTAAACAGGTTGCAGCGGAGTCGGGGGCTAAAGAAGGTTCTAAGTTAGACGCTCAACGTAAAGCCCTACCAAAAATTAAGTCTTTAGTTAAACTAGCAGAAAAAGAAGCGACCGAACGCGGCGATACGATAACCGCCCTACAAAGATCTAAAGCAGCTTTGCCCGGCCTTATTGACTCAGTTGGACAACTAAAAGAGCTGGCCATGATTGCCACAAGCACCATAGGGGGAAGTGTTTTTGATTTTGCTGTTAAGCAGACGGGTTTTGGATCAACTAAAGGTGCTACAGCAAAAGCTAAGTTTATAGCTATCGTAAATAACCAAGTATTACCCCTATTAAAAGAAACCTTTGGGGCGGCATTTACAGCGACAGAAGGTGAATCGCTAAAAGCCACAATGGGAGATCCTAACGCATCTCCTGATGAGAAGATGGCACAGCTAGATGCTTTTATAGCTCAGAAAGTTAGGGATATACAAACAAAAGAAACTCAACTAGACCCCACAGAAGATTTTGCTGGATTTAAGGTGATTAGATAATGCCCATTGTAACTATACAATCGCCTACAGGCGAATCTATCAAGATAGAAGCTCCCGAGGGGGCTACAGACGAGCTAATATTATCCTTTGCTAAATCTCAAGGGTTATTTGATCAGCGGCGGCCTCAAGAGTCGAATGTTGATGTACCAACCCCCGAAAATCTAGCTGCGGAAGATGCAAGAGTAGCGGCTAGGGTAGACCCATCATTTGCCGATACAGCTATTGGACTGGGCGAGGCGGCGCTAACAACAGTGACAGGGGCAACAGGCGGGGCGCTAGGTTATTTGGCTGGCACAGTTGAAGGTGCAGCAAAAGAATTGACAGGGCAAATACCACGGGGCGGCATGGAGGATATAATCCAAGAAAGGTCTTCGGCTTTAACTTTTGCGCCAAGAACCGAAGAGGGCCAGAGGATTGTTAAAGGTATCGGTGATACTTTAGGGGCTTTACCTCCGATACTCGGTACTACCCCGCTAACTACTCTTAGACCTTTGGTAGCTGGCTCTTTAGTGACTGAGCGACTATTAAGAAACCCGCGAGCAAAAAGGGCATTGCTAGCCGAGCAAATTCTAAAAGGAAACCCGAACACAGCACTTGTAACTAAAGCTCTAGATGCAAGTGGTGATATAATCACAAGACCGGCAAGCAAAAGGGCGGTTAAAATTCTAGGCGGCGACCATGTTGCAAAAGGAACTGTGGCAGTTATTGAGAATATGAGCGTAGCGTCAAAATCACAAGTAAAAAAGATGCTTAACATTATATCCACAGGTCGAGAAAATCCGCTTTTCGGAGATGCAAATAGACCAGCCGATGTATTAGGACAGTCAGTTTTAAATAGGGCTTTAAAAATATCGGAAATAAATAAAAAAGCTAGCGAAACAATAGGAAAAATAGCTAAAAGCTTGAATGATATTAATGTGGACGTAAGCCAGCCGAACAGTAAATTTATAAATCAACTTAGAGATCTTGGTGTGACATTTAGCCAAGGTGATGATGGATGGGTGACACCTGATTTTTCTCGGTCAAAATTCATAGGGGGAAGTCAAAAATTAATGACAGTTTTAGTGAATGACCTAATGGATAGCGCCCCAAACTTTGAAGCCGCGCATAAATTAAAAAGAGCGATTAGAGATAACGTCGATTTTGATGTAGGCGGTTCAGGGCAGATAAAAGGCGAATCACAAAGAATGTTAAAAGATCTAGCTGGCGGCATAGATAACGTGCTAGACAATACCTCGCCAAAATACAAAAAAGCTAACGAATCTTTTGCTAAAACAATAAAGATTAAAGAGGACTTTGATAAGTTGGCGGGTAAAGATATTGACATAGGCAGCGATTTATCAGCCGAGGCTTTAGGCGGTAAGGCGCTACGTATAGACTCAAAAGCGACATCAAGAACGGCCATAAAAAAATTGTTTGAAGATGCCGACAATGTATTGGGTGACTTTGGATTTAGATTTAAAGATGATATACCTAGCTTGATTCACATCGTAGGGAAATTAGATGGGGCATTTAAGTTAGCTCCTTCCAACTCTTTAAAAGGAAATCTAATAACATCAGGCTTGGATGTCGCGGAGGCAGTAAGTGGGCCAGTGGGTGCTGCAAGAATTGGAGCACAGAAACTTTCAAAGTTTAAAGATCCAGATTTCAATAAAAAAATGCGAGCATTTAGATCGCTAGTCGATAATCGGGAGCAGTAACAATGGAATTTTCAGAATCGTCAAAATCCTTTGCTTTCACAACCGCATTAAAACAAGAGGAAGATGCAAAATGAGTTACGCACCAGTCGCGTTTATAGCGCCAAATTACAGAGACTTCAAAACGTACTGGCTGAAAGCTTACGAGCCAGCCACTACCACGCCAAAAACAATAGGCATTATTGTTAACGTATTAGTTGAGGTCGCAAAGCTACAATTGAACGCTGATGGCTTCTTTGTGTCTGCCGGTGGCGCTATCGTAATGCCATACATAAACGGTAGATATGATGCTTACTTATTCAGGACAGAGGCAGAGGCGGATGCTAACGACACATCATCAGCTATTCGAGTCGCAGATAACATTTCACTAACCGGCGGCGAGATTGAAAGCATAGATTATGGTAGAGTATCAGAAGTTGCAGCGACATTAATTGATTACGGATTGATAACCGAAGCAGTCACAGAAACAATAGATTACGGGAGTATATAAAATGAGTGTAGAAGTTAAGCGGAGACGCGGTTCAAGTTCAGAAATAGCGATTGCCACACCAGCTTTAGGTGAAATTATCGTCAATACTGATGATTATTCGCTAGTTGTTGGTGACGGATCTACAATTGGCGGGGTACCTCAAAAAACCATCGATAACTCTTTATCAGCCGCCGCGAAAAGCAACGCCCATGCAACGAACGGTGCTTGGGTACGCTTAACAGATAGAGGCAACAAACTGTTTAAGTACACAACCGGATATACAGCCACAGAGTTCGGTGTATTGTCTGCACAAAACGGCTTAGTGCTAGTTATCGAAGATATAATTAACGGTGAATCTAGATTTAATGCGGTTGGGTGGGGCGCAGTGAATGGACAGGAATCTTCAGCGGCTACCAATTCTATAATTAACTATATAGAGTCAAACGCAGCTTACGACCAAGATTCGACAAAAGACGGGTATTCCGCAGAGATATATTTTAAAGCGGGAAGGTACGAAGTTACAGGCTTAAGTATAACGAAATTCGGTATAAAGCTAGTTGGCGACGGCGAGGGTTCAATATTATATAACACTCAAACCACAGGTAGAATGCTGACAGTTGAATGGGATTCTGGAAGCAGCACGATAGGCAGTTGCCCTATTGAGAACATGCAATTGAGAAACACAGTTACTAGAGATATTGACGCAGGAGAGTTGTTGTTTTTTAACTCACTAGTAAGGTCTCAGCTTAACAACGTCAGATTTATAAGCTCACCCTTCACCGCAGGAGCAAAAACACCAACAAGATGTGACTTTGTTAAGATGCGAGCACCATTTGAGGTGTCCATGCTAGACTGCTTCTTTTGGGGAAGTATAGGTATAGCTTTAGATATTATCAGCGGGCCTCAGTCTGACTCGGTAGATTTGAGAAACACTGTGTTCCTAAATAACACCGTGGCATGTACAGGATACAGGGGAGCTGGGGGGTCTGGCGGTAACAACATTAAATTCTCTGGTAAAATGCTAGGATATCAAGGTGGCAGTTATGTGTCAGACGGGGAGGACGCTTTTGCAGTAACAACGGTGTCTTCAATAGCGGGTCTAGTGCTGAATGTAGCAGACGCAACAAACATGAAGGTAGGCATGGCTGTCGTGGTCGGCACTAACGCCGACGGTTCAATATCAAACGACATGGGCATTGCTATTATTACAGCAATAAACACAAACGCAATAACATTGGATAGGACGATAACATCAACAGCCAGTGCTAAAGTCATATCCGGTAGGTTCGGATTTATAGGTAGTGAATGTAGACAGCCTGCGTTTAATAACATACAACTTGAAGGATTAGACGTAGGTATATTAGCAACCACAGGGACAAGATATATAAGTGCAAGCAATTTCTCAATAAGCAGTGTTGCAAAACCTTTCTATATGTCATGTCAGTTTAGGAATTTAGAGCTTTCTTGTTTTGGCGCATCAGCAGTAGGGACGTTGCAGAGCGGGGTGACGTGGAAGTTAATAACAGTTGATGACAATATAACATCAGATAGCAATGCCATATTTATTGCTGGCGATGGTACTGAGGGTTCGCCTTACACCGATGGCACTTATAGTTCGCTGATTGATATTACAGGCGCATACGACCCATTCTTAACAATAAGACCTAGACGCGAAGGCGTGGTTTACGCAGGGGATAATCAAGGGTCGGCGGTAGAGTTTCTTGATCGGAGTTATCAAGTTTTCAACAGATCAAGTGCGTCAACATTTTGCAGGACTATATACCAAGAAAACGGTACGGATAAATGGTATATAAATTTTGCAGACGTGGATGGTGACCTGCAGGTTAAGCTAGCTGGGGGTGCTGACTCTATAAAAATATCTGGCGTAAACGGTAACGTTTTGTTTGGCGGCACTTGGGACGGGCCTCATATTGTTATAGGGGCTATTCATATGTGGCAAGATAGCGTATCTGATGATTTAAGGGGTAAGATTGGAGCGCCTGCCGCTAATAACGAGGGTGTGGTGATACAGGCCTTTTAATGAGCCGTAAAAATCTACGTGTGGGGTTAGTAATTTTACTATTGCCACTAATATCTTGCGCTTCATCTCCCAAGCTAACGGACAAGGATAGTCCAATAGCAGTGGAGAACATATGTGATAACCCAGCTAACAAAGGAACAATGATATGCCCTTAGATTTATTTATTAAAGCTCACAACTGGCTTTATAAAGACATGGGATTTATCTGGGAATCTGATATCTCACGACTTAATAAGCCTGAATCGTGGGAGATTCTACAAGGCCCACATGTGGGCGATTGTGAAGATGCAGCCCTAACTATAATGAATCGGCTAATGGAGCAGGGTGTTGATGCTGACACCTTACGTATCATTAGATGTGCGATTGAATATACGCCCGAAGATGTACCGTTCAACCATGCTATCTTAGGTCTAAAAGACGGCGACAAATGGTATTTCTCAGATAACAGATACCCCACTTTGCCAGCATGTACGCCATCAGACTTAGCAAGTTACAGGTTTTATGATGCCGTTTCATTGGATAATTTACGCGGAACCGGTAAACCTAAACTTTTTGAATAAAAACTAGCCATCGTGTTAAAATAACCAGCGACAACAACCAAAGGAAAATCAAGATGCCAAGAAGTAAAGATAAAGGAAAGCCATCACCGCTTTTTAAAAAGACAGCGGTTAAGCCTAAAGCCAAAAAGAAAACTAAAAAATGATTAAGATAGCGGTTGTTTTATTGGCGTTTACATTAATTGCCTTGTGCAATAATTTTTATGCTGATTGGTACTATCTCGCATATAGCGCAAGTTATGGGATTGTATCTATAATAGCCGCTATCTGTTATCAAAAAACAAACTCAAAACTTTTATTGTGCTATGCTACGGTTAGTTTATTAACCAGCGTCTTGCACTTTCTGGTGCATGTTGGTTTTTACGACACGCTAAAAAACATGCTTTGGCACCAGCCATTAAATGTTGGCGTTATTGTTGAGTCTTTTGAATTTACTCTAATAATTACAGGGGGTTTGAGTGCTGCTTTTTATGTCTATAGTCGGTTTGTTAATAATCATAATAAGCACAAAAACCATCTTGATAGCATGGGGTTGTTTAAATGAGCGCAACAATAGAGCAGCTAGCAAGGTTAGACGAAAAGATTAGCCTGTTTATGGCTAGCCAGTCTGAATTCAACAAGAACATTAACGATAATCTAAAAGAATTATCGAAGACACAAACCCAAATCCAAGTCCAGCAAGTCGAAATCAACAACGTTGTAATAAACAGCAATCTCATGTCTGGAAAAATCGACAAACTTAATGCTGAAATGTCAGACGTTAAAACAAACCAGGCTTTGATGATTGATTTCAAAAGTCAGGTTAGGCACTTGAAATGGGTTTCAGTCGGCCTATTTGGCGCTGTAATAGTCGCGTTGATCAAAACGATACTAATGCCATGATACTTCAAAGGCTTGATTCACCGAGCGATAGAACTAACGGCATCCTAACTTTGCCCGATGGCACGGAATATAAATCATTAGAAAGGCCATGGCTAAACAATCAAACATCAATCTCTTGCATACCTGCCGGTCACTATAAATTTAAACGTGACACACACGGCCGATTTCAATGGTTTAGGGTGCTAGATGTTAATAAACGTACTGATATAGAAATGCACTTAGGCACAAAGCCAAGTCATAGCGAAGGCTGTATTTTATTGCCTAAAGAGTGCTTGAAAGCTATGCGTGATTTTTTCTTTAACGACTTAGATTTAACTTATGTTTTAGAGATTAGAAACCCATGAGCTTTGATCCAATCAGCGCGGCTTTAGATATCGGCAGGATGGCTATTAGTAGAATCTGGCCTGATCCAGCACAGCAAGCAGATGCGCACTTAAAGCTGGCGAAACTTGCTCAAGGTGGCGACTTGGCAGGACTGCAAGCTGAAGTGCAATTGCTACTAGGTCAAATGGACATCAACAAGATAGAAGCCGCTAGCAAGAGCTTATTCGTCTCTGGATGGCGCCCGTTCATTGGGTGGGTTTGCGGATTCGGTATTGCTTGGAATTTCATATTTCAACCACTAATATCATGGATAGCATTTTTATTTGATGTGGATTTAAAGGGCGCGCCGCAATTAGATATTAGCGATTTAATGACGCTTCTTTTGGGAATGCTGGGATTAGCCGCGCAAAGAACCTACGAAAAGAAACACAATGTACACTCTGACTCTTTGAAATAAAAAAGACCCGCACCTGATGTTCGTAAAGGGTATCGTGCGGGTCAAAGGGTCTTAGGGTTTGCAGGTTCGCGCTAACAAGCCTGCATACCAACGACTTAACGCTGGCACCCAAAAACCCCAATTAAGGGGCGAGGCTGGTATTAGTCAGGGTAAAAACTAAATCAAAAAATACATCATTACACCAACTAATGCAAACATTGCCCCACAAGCTAAAGCTGCATCAATTAGCGAGTCTGTGTGATTAGCGTTTGATTGCTTATTCATAGTAATTGCCCCTGTGATTTCAGAGCCCGCTCAACCTCTTCGCGGCTACACTTAAATATAATAGCAAGTTGCCCGGTGTTTTTATGCTCTTTGCTATAAAGTCGTATAAGTTCGCGCATGTTTGACACACATCTAAATACTGAATCGGTGTTATATCTGCTCATATCATTCTCAATTTAAGCTGTTTGCCGCACGCATTAATGACAGCGGCCAGGTTTAATATTGTCGGCTTTTGCTTACCATTAAGCCACTTAGTAATAGTCGCATTGCTGACCCCAGATATTTGCACAATATCTTTTTTCTTAATGCCTTTTGATTTTGCTAGCGCAAGGGCTTCACGCAACAACTTTTTATACTCAATCATTTGTAAAGCCTCTCCAGCATTTTATACGCTAATTCTTGAACGTATTTTTTAGCTTCTACCTTGGCTGAATGTGACTGATGAGTTACCAAGTGCTTTAATATAGATACGTACTGAGTGACATCTGTTTCAGCAGTGTCTATTACTTCATCAAGCGTCAATCCTGATTTTTCACAAAACCCATTAACTAAAATATCATCAGTCATTTGAGCCAAGTCAGGCGGCAAAGTATGGCAGTCCGTATTTGTGCCAATTGGAATGTTATCTAACATGTTTTGCATAAAAACCTCTTTAATTGATTAACTTAACTTAACTTAACGCTTTACACCCGTTTAATTAGAGTGTAAAGCGTTAAGTTTATTTAATTATTATTTGTAGTGATCGATGATAAAGCTGTGCTGACAGTGTATTGAGAACACCCGAAGATTTTTGAAACCTGTAATTGCGTCATTCCTTCACTTACCATTTTAATCATCTCTATTTTTTGTTTGTCATTGTATTTAGTGTTAGCGCTTTTGTCTCCGCGAAGTAATTTATTCCGGTTGCTTCTATCTAAAAGCTCATCACCTCTAATCCCTTGCCTATAACGCCTGTAAAGCGTTGTTTGTGGCACAGAGTATTTCCTAGCTATATCAGAAAGCGTTAGCATTTCACCTTTAAACTCTATAACTTCCACGTTTTTCCTATTCAAAGCCTGCTCTCTATTTGTTGCCCACCTACAGTTTCCAGGGGAATAGCCTTTATTTCCGTCAATTCTATCTATGGTTCTTCCGATTGGTCTATTACCCATATCAGACAAGAAGTTTTCAAAGCTAAACAACCACCTCTCACAGACTTCAATGCCTCTTTCTCCATAATGCGGGTAACTGTCGTTATTATCGTTGTAGCACCTAGCCTTCATGCACTTCCAAGACGTATACGCGCCGCTAGTATTTTTAACCGTTCTGTTACCATGTGTGGTTCGTCTCTTATTAAACATAAAACCTCCTAGTTATTTCTAGCAATGGTAACCGTTAGTGTCGATAATGGCAAAGCTTATTTAATTATTCGCTCAAGACAATCGCCTTGTAGTAACTTAATCACTATAATGTTCTCCTGTCGGGCCGTTGTGAGAGATGATATCAATTCGTTCTTCTGACTCCGGCCATACCGTTTCTAAGCCCCATAGCTTAGATTGATACCAATCAGCTTTGTCAATATCTTGCTTTAAATCGCCTTTGTTGCCTGCTCTAATACGGTACTTCAAGCAATTGCCTTTTAGAAAGCCCCTAAATTCCTCTGGCGTTAAGCACTTCTCAATCAGGTCGATGCTCTGCTCACCAGGGAACAAGTCATAATGCTTTGGGTTGTTAACTGCGTCATGTTTCATTTGTCATGCCTTTTATCTATTATGCTCTTAGCTTCGTCAAACCCATTAGCAACTAAAGCCGTATGGCCGCAACCGTTTAGGTAATCAATCCAACTAGACTGCTCTGGTGATAGCTTGCCGCCCTTAACTCGCTTCATCTCTATCCATAGAAGCCATTCAGGTATAAACAAGTCAGGGACGCCCTTACGGACGCCCTCGGCTTTTAGCATAGTGGCGGTGATAACATTTCTGTTACCACCATTAGGAACTGCAAATATTTTGACCTTTGGATATTGCAGTTCAAACCACTTAACGAACATTTTCTGCTCTTGGTGTTCGGTTAGCATTTAAAATTGCAAATCGTCATCGAACTCAAAATTAGGCTCTACCATCGGCGGTTGATTCTGTTGCGCTGGCCTTTGTTGCTGCTGCTGTGCTGGTCGCTGTGCTTGCTGTTGCGGCTGGCCTTGGCTGGCTTGTGCAATATACCCACTGCCTTCAAGCCTTGCATTATCCATCATTAGCTTAGTGTATTTACCGCACTCGCTGACTTCAATCTTAAGCTTCTCAGCAGTCAAAACAATGAAGTTGCCTTCCACTATCGTTTTACTATAATGATCAATATGCGCTGGGCTAGCAGCAAACAGCATTGCACTATAATTTGTATATGACTTTTCGCCAGTTTTATAGTCTTTAATTACCTCTGACAGCTCAACGATAAACATTGTTGATTGCCCGTCTTTACCTACACCAGATTTGATATAGGGTGCTTTTCTTAATTCGCCGTGTACTATGTGCATTTGTTATTCCTTAATAGTTAATAGTTATTTTAATAGAAGGCTAGATTTGCCTTTTTCTAATTTAGCACCTGGTACATCTACACCTTCTTTTAGTGCTTTTTTTATTGCCACTTTATCAGCTTGTATTGATGTTTTTATGCTAACAAATTCATCTGGCAGCATGTCCATATCAACAATTGAAACAATGTCGCTTGGCTTTCTTAATGATGCTGTGAATAACTCGGATGATATCTTGCTTACCCCTGAGTGCTCCATGTTGAATCTAAGATAATCCTTTAATTTATCTGTTTTTGCTGTCATGGATTTTTTAATATTTGTTAGCCGCTCAATCTCAGAGCTAACGGCATTAATGTCTGCTTGCCAGTTTGCAGAGAGCGCCATAATAGCAACCCCCTTCTCTTCAAATTCAACAAGCATACCATCAAGCGTATCAGCCAGCGTGTCTGGATCTAAATCATCCATATCATGTAGCTTTTTTATATCCGATGTCATTTTATATAGCTGCATTGTCTTTCTCCAGTTTAGCTTTAATTAAATCTTTGGCTTTAGATAGTTTGAGTTGCAGTGACTTATCCTTTAACTTGCGAGCTAGCGATTTGTAAAGACCCTCAAGTTCGCTCAAGCTTCTAGCTTCATTTATCTGGCCAATCACCTTGTCAAATTCATCGGTCAACTCCTGAGCTTGCTTGGCGCGTTCAGCATCTTTATCTGATGCGTTTTGTATTGCTTGTTCGTTCTCAACTTCTTGCAGATAATTTCCATCATCAAACATGCCCATGTAAACATCTGCCGCAAATCCGATTTTAGATAATGCCTTACATAACGTGTTGGTCTCAACTTTTTTAGCGTAGTCTGTATCAACATGGCCGTTTTTACTGACGACTTCCACCGTATTTGTAATTGGGAACTCATTCCTTACGCCATCTAAAACATAAAAGAATGTAGCTGTATGTATTGCCAGCCTAAACTCATTCAGTAAACTATAATCAAATTCGCTGGTAGATAGCCCAAAGCCTGCTCCGTACGATCCCAAATGTTCTGTTGCCAGCATAATTAAATACTGAGGTGATGTGGCAGTATAGCCTCCCCTCATTGATACTTTTTTAGTATATTTTGTTTCTGGTGTTTTAACTTTATCCCAAAGCTTTAAGTTTTCTTTGCTCATCTTATTCACTCCCTACTGTCATTAAGCGGATGTTTGTGGCGCTTTCCAAGTCAACCCACTGACCCTGAGAGATGCTAAATATACCTTGTCTCTCGTCATATATGCCTGCGTGATGGCGATTGCAGCCTCTACCATCAAACGTATAAGCAGCACCATCAACAAGTTCGACGGGTGCGGGTGTTATTGTGCCGATTTTACGCTTAGATTCTTTGATTAGCTTCCATTCCCAACAACCGCCCTTCACAGGGTGTTTTTTTGAACCATCAATTGATATGAGTGAATCTACGTACCAATAGATGCCCTCATCACTAAACTCATAAACCCCGCCAATTTGATAAACCTGCCCTTCATGCGTTACTGTTTTAATTTCACTCATATTTCCATCTCCCGATTAATTGAGCCGTAACAATACACGTAACTTTTATTAAACGCAAGTGTATTTATATATATTGACAATATTAAATAACTTGCTATTATCAGGGCTAAATTAATCAACGAGTAACAATAATGACAAAGTCAGTCCAGCTAAACAAAAACATACACGCTAAGTTAAAGGCGCTATCAGATAAGCGTCGAGAAGATGGCCGTCACGACTATTCAATGGCTCAGATAATGAGCGAATTAGTTTTGAAGCTACACGCCAAGGAGTTTAAATAATGGATAAGCTAATCACAATAAAAGTAACCAATGACAAAACTGGTGAAGTAGTAAAAGAATTTAACGGCATGAGTGAACGCAAAGCACAAAAGGTTTATACAGGGCTGCTAATGCAAATGAATTTAGGTGAATTTACCGCTCATTGGGTTGAAGAACTAAACAAGGCTAAGGCGCAATAATGGATAAGCAAACCACCCTAATTAACAAAGCCACCAGCACCGAAGACGGTAAGCGCCTATGGGGATTTATCACTAAATTCCTAGCCGCTACTGATAAGCCGCTTAAAATCACAATCGAGGAATTAAGCGATACTCGCAAGCTAGCACAAAACAAGCTAAATTTTATGTGGTGTGGTGAAGTCGCTAAACATGTGTTTATGACACAAGGGATTGTATGCAGCTCTGAAGACATACACGAATTGATTGCACGTAAGTTATTGCCATTACGAGTTGTAGCCATTAACGGCGAGACAATCATCTATAGAAGCGAGACAAAGACACTGTCAATTAAAAAGTTTAGTGATTACTTGGCAAGATTTGAGTATTACGCATCAGAGCAGCTAGGCGCTAAATTATCGCATCCTGAAGACTTGTATATTGTCGCATTAATGAAAGGGGCGGATAAATTATGATAAGCAAAGGCCATAGCAAAACGGCGTTTGAAAAAGAATGGCTGGAAACAGTTGTTGAATATGCAAACGAGTCATATTTTTTATCTAATATGTATGGGCATATAACTAGCGACTATTCACAATTTGAAGTTGATCATATTCTTGGCGCCAAAACTAAACGCAAGATTAATGGCATTTCGTGGCGTGTTGGTGAGTTGGCTATTATGCCTATTCCGTTCTCTTTACATAGTGTGATGAGCAAGCACCCATACAACAGAACGACTAACCCAGGTAAATACCGCTCAGTTTTTGGGCATGAAAAACAAGTATGGCTAAATATGATAAGAGCTATGCAAAACGACGGGTATGATATCCCATTTAGTGGGTCAGTAATTCAAGCAATAATAAGGTAGGTATAAAACATGAAGCCGATTAAATTCATGACAACCCCATTCAGCCCAATCGTATACCACGATTTAAGCTCTTACATGTCGGACATAGGTGAGCGTATAGGTTCAGCACCTAATCGTAGCTACATGCATCACAGAAACCAGTCTGGCTATACTCGTATAAGACAAACACGAAGCATGATCATAGTTGAATGGATCAAATGATATGGAATTTAAAATATGCCGAAAAATAAGCTATTCGACAAGGGGCGGCGCTAAGAAGTTCCTACGTCGTAGGGGTCTACAATATAAACAGCGCACGTATCTGTGCAAGTATTGCGGATGGTATCACAATACATCATTAGACGCAGAAGGTAGGCGCTCAATTAAAGAATTTAACAGCGGAGAAAGTAACGAATGAAAATAGAACTAACACTAGAAAAGCTAGAAGAAATGGCACTATGTATCGTGCAATGTGAACTAGATGAAGCCGAGGCTTGCGACTACATAAGAAATGTAGCGTTTGAATGCCACAATGAAACTGTTAAAAATTCAAACGAAACATTGGAGTTAATCGGATGAAAATAGAATTTTCCCCTACGGCTTATGCGCTATGAACAATATTCTTGAAGTAATCGGCCTTATCGTATGGGTGTACTTAACACTTTACGCGACAGCATTCCCGATTTACCACATTCTACACAACACGATCAATAAACGACCAGTAACCGAGCTCGTCCTATCATGTATATTAATGTGTGTTGTTACAGCTAGTTGGTATTTCATGTACGAATACGTTAAGAGGGTAATAGGATGAAACCAACACGAACACAAGGCCAGATACAATCACACAAAGCTTTATACACGATAGCTATATTTGCACTGATAGTTGTTAATGTATATTTAGGATGGGCGTAATGAAATTAATTCGCTATCAAAAATGGACAGATAGAAAAGTTAATTATCATGCTCATGGGTTTATACAAGAGATAAATTCACACTACATAAGCATTCGTGTTTTTGGTTTCTGGTGGAAAAAAGCAATAACATGGGATGAGTATATAAACTATTTCCCGAATGACTGGAATGAAAAACCATATTAATTAAACGTGATATCAAATTAAAAAAATAGTAACTACCAGCCTCAGAAATGGGGCTTTTTATTGCCTGCAATTTAATGCCTGTTAAATATTTTGCGTATATACATTTAATATGCAATAATGCATTAACATTAACCACTAGAGAGAAGTATGAAGAAGCTTATAGATTTTAAAGAGTTGGTTGCATCTGTTCAGGTTTACGCGGATAGCAACTGCGAGGGTAATTTCTCGATGGCTGTAAGAACATTAATTAAGCGAGCTTTAGCAGCGCAATAAAAAAACCCGCATAACAGACTTGCAGGTCTAGCGGGTTTTAACAAGAAGAGGTGAATTATAACATGGCACGAGCTAGAAACATAAAGCCTGCTTTTTTCAATAATGATTTATTAGCTGAAATAGATCCAATTGGCCGATTATTATTTATTGGTTTGTGGACTATTGCAGATTTTAAAGGCGATATTGAATGGCGTGAAAAGAAAATAAAAGCACAAGTTTTACCATACGATAATTGTGATGTTAAAGATATCGCGATTAATCTCGATAAACTCGGATTTATTCGGTTCTACTCTGATAGTAATACGACTTACATAAATATCACTAATTTTAGTAAGCATCAGAACCCACATAAAAACGAGCGTGAAAAAGGTAGCGATATTCCTGAGTACACAGAATTAATGCGCCAAGCTGTTGATTTAAAAGGACTCACGATAAATCCAGATAAATCTCGATTAAGTCAGGATGAAAACGGAACGAATCGTGCTGATTCCCTTATCCTGATTCCTGATCCCTTATCCCTGATACCTGAAACCTTAATGCCTGAATCCAGTAAAGAAACGCCAGTCAAGCTGGACTACTCAGTTTTGCAAATGACAGAGCAGCAATCTAAAGATGTTGTTCGGATTAGAAGAAAAAACAAAGGCACCGCATTAACTCAATTAATTATTAATCAGCTTGCTAAACAATTCTTCCTAGCTGCCGAGAAAGGCTTTAGTTTTGAAGACTCATTAATCGAATGGGAAGTGCGAGGCTGGAAATCATTCAAGGCTGAGTGGATGAAAGCTGAGACCAGCCAACTAAGCAAGTCAGATGCAAAAATGCAACGCATAAACCGAGACATTGAAGAATTCTCAAATGGGAGCAATTACAATGGATAACTCTGATAAAAAAGAATTCGCTCAAACTATGCAACTGGCATCAATCGCATATGACAGAGAATGCGACCAGCCAATGCTACGGGCTTATTTTGAATTCCTCGAAGACTATTCAGTTGAACAAATCAAAGTCGCCGTAAAAGCGCACTGCAAAGGCACAGGCATAGAATCAAAGTTCTTCCCGAAGGTCGCAGATATTACCGCACAGATACATGGTTCTAAAAAAGAGGTTGAGCAAGCCGAGCAATTTAACGCAGAGGCGGCTTGGCTAGTAATACTTAAGGCGATTAGGTTTACAGGAAGCTCAAGAGTGCCAACATTCAAAGATCCTGTTATGGCGGCTTGTGTTGGGGTTATGGGATGGCAGACAATATGTCTAACGGATACGGACAAGCTAACATGGGTGCAGAAGAAATTTGTTGAGCATTACCAGTCATTTAGTAAAAGACCATTGGAGCAGTTGCCGCATAGTATTCATGCTGACGGTGATGCCAAGCAGCTTGATAACAACATGACAACGATTTTAACTAAGCTAGATAACCTAAAGGTGAACAAATAATGTTTTTAATTGAAGTTATAAAAGATGAATACATTGATGCAGAGACAATAAACTGGATTAGCCTCACGAATGAAATGGTTAGATTTACCTGTGCGGGCGAATCAGGCAACACGTATCACGTTGATAAAAATTTAGAATCATCATTTTTAAACAACCTACAAGCATTGAACAGCGGCTTTGCTAATCCAGAGGCAAGGCACCGCCACATAATCAACCCTGCCACTAAATCTAAGGTGAATAAACAATGAAAAGAAAACACAACTACGTCACAACAACACTGTACATCACAATAGCCATGTACATAGTTGCGGCTGTGTATGCAGAAGTTAATGGGCTTATTTAGATGTCATACAGCATCACACCAGAGCAACAGGCGATTGAGAACTTAAATCTTCAAGCGTCAATGTGGGCTAACAAGATTATGACCCGAAAGATGACCAACGCTCAATGTAAATTTGAGATAGCGCAACAAGTCGAAGATATCGAGGACATGCAAGCCAGGGTTAGAAAGTATTTGAAAGCTGGGCTGGTCACTGAAGAAACCTACGCTAAAAAACTAGACTCGCAATTGTACAGGCTAAAGCAACGAGCCAAAGCAGCACCAGAGCCAACACAATCAACGTCAGGCTCATCCGATGGGTTATGGAGTAAAAGTGTAGCGGGTAAGTAATTAAATCAATCACAGCGCCTTACAAGCGCGATAACGTAACGGGTAAATAATGTTCAAAAAACTAATATTAACTGGATTGTTAAGTTTTTCAATCCAGTCACAAGAAAGTAATAAAATTGCTGAGTTTAAAACTAATCAAGGTGTGAAGTGTGATATTTACGAAAAAGGGGAAAAAGTAGAGATCGTCTGCGATTTGGTGCCATATACTAAAATATTTGAAAATTGCAAAAATACCTTTTTTATTTACCCAGGGTTTGCTACCGATAATGTGCTATGTGAAAAAACGGCTGTTATTAAAGGAGATAAAAAATGAATCATCAGATAAAGTCTTACAGACGCAAGCACGGCATACCACTAGACTTAGAAATAGGTTATCGCAACGTATGGGCAGCAAGAATGCCCAATGTATTACAGATGATCGAACATGGATTAAATCTAAGGCATATCGGCGAACATTACGGCGTTAGCTCTGTCAGCGTGTCGTTGGCATTGAAGGCGAGAGGCTATTCGATACGCAGAATTAGATATGATTTACAATTAAATGCACATTAGGTTTGCACTTGGTAGTTACTTGATATACACTAGCTACACACAATCAAAAAGGAATAATCATGAAGAAAGGCATAAAGTTTGAAGCTGAGTTAATAAAGTTGGTTCAAGACTACGCTGACTTACATTATGGCGGTAATTTTACATTAGCAGTGAACAAGTTACTTCACAAAGGGTTGTTGTCATGAGTGATTTTGTAGAAATTCCAGCTAGCAATATGTCAATATCAAAACGCAAGCCTGTTCATGGCGTTGGAATTAATGACGCTGATTATGTAGTTCGCCCAACTGTTGATGGCAATAAGGTCTTTTGCCCTTTTTACCGCACTTGGGCGCACATGCTCGGAAGATGTTACAGCCCAAAATATCAAGAAATGTCTCCAACTTATAAAGGATGCTCAGTTACCGATGAATGGCATACTTTCTCTAATTTCAGAAAGTGGATGGTAGAGCAAAACTGGGAAGGTAGTTGTCTAGACAAAGACTTATTGATCCAAGGCAATAAGGTATATGGTCCAGAAACATGCTTATTCGTTACAAATGCAATCAATACTCTTTTAATTGATAAAGGTGCCAGCAGGGGTGAGTGGCCTATCGGTGTTTGTTTTGACAAGAGAGGCGGGAAATATATAGCTCAATGCTCGGTCGAAGGTAAGCAAAAAAATCTTGGTTATTACAGCACCCCAAAAGAAGCCAGCGAAGCATATAGGTTATTTAAATATGAGTTGATAGCTGAAACAGCCATTCAACAAACAGAGCCACTTCGATCAGCACTGCTTAATTATATGATTGAGCAATAAGGAGTCAGATAAATGAATAAATCAATCGAAATCGGCGATACTGTTTGCTTTAGCAACTTAATACGCCGCAGTCGGGAATACATTGTTGTTAGGGTTGACGGTGACAGGGCGTGCTTGAGAAGCTACTGCCCGCAGCATGTGACACTAACCAATATACCGACATCTGATTTAGTTAGACGCTTTAGTCGCACGCATAGAGTTATTAATTTTATTAAAAGAAAGTTGAGCAAATGAAACTAACAATTAAACAACAATCAGCAATCTGGGACAAGCGCATTGAAAGAATGTACAACCTTGTAGTCAAGCGAGGTTTCAGAGCTAAAGAGCTGGCCGAGTATTATGGAACAAGCGCAAACTCAATACGCACCGTCTTACATAGACGTGAGATTAGCTTAATCCGATGGCGTCATGAATTCGCAAAGGATATGCCGTTTACCTGGAGTCGAAGCGGCATGACTGACAACAGAAGAAAAGCGATATTGAATTACATCTAGATAGAAAGGAACAAGGCGAATGACTAACTTACCTAAAACCATTAGAGCGCTTAAAGCATGCATTGCAGAGCTTGAACACGTAAATGAAGGGTTAGGCTTTG